GCACGCCAAGAGTAGTTGGGGGATCGCCCCCTGCGAGGGTAGGACGTTGCCACGCGATTATTCCGGCATAGCTCAGTTGGTAGAGCACCTGACTGTTAATCAGGTTGTCGACGGTTCGAGCCCGCCTGCCGGAGCTTTGTCGAAATGCTAACTTAATTGTTAGCATTTTTTGTCCATTTAATTTGCCGACTTAGCTCAGCTGGTAGAGCATCGGTATCGTAAACCGAGGGTCACAGGTTCAACTCCTGCAGTCGGCATAATTATGCAAATTAGAAGAAATATTAAAATCAGGAATGCTGTTAAATAGGCATTCCTAATTTTTTTAATTTATAAAAACGTACTAGAAAGTATTAAAATATAAATAATAACGGGCAAATAACGGCCAAACGGGCAGAAGAAGTTTAACCTGATACAGAGTAAAATAACAAAATAAAAACGGAACCTTATTAAAGGTTCCGTTTGATTGGTATAGTTTCATCATGAGAGGAAAGGTTATCTAACTCTTCACGAATCTGTTGATCGTTTTTTGCTTTATATTCATCCATTAAATAGGAATAAATCTTTGTTGTTGTGGATACGTCAGCATGGCCTAAACGCTTAGAAATGATGTAAATGTCAATTCCTCGAGATAGTAGGTAAGCTACATGTGAGTGTCGTAAAGAATGAAAGTGGAAGCCCTGTTTTTGAATCCCTAAGTCTTTTAGTATAGAACGCAACTTTTTATTAACGGCAGAGGATGATGGAATGGATTTATATTGATTAACAAAAATTAGTTCTCCATTATTGTGATCCTTCAAGATCTTTAATGATTTCAGCAATTCGTCATTAACTGCAATGATTCGATTTGAACCAGCCGTCTTGGTATCTTTGAATCCACCGCCTTCGGATGAATTCCAAGATTTAGTAATGCTAATCGTTTTAAAATTAAAATTAACGTCATTCCAAGTTAATGCTTGAATTTCCCCCAAGCGAGCACCAGTTAAAACGGCCGTCAGGATCATAAAGGTGGAGGTAAAGTGATAGTTTAAGTGATTCTCCAAATAAGCGATGAGACGCTTAATCTCAGCCACGTTGAGGTATTCCACATGCTTATCACGTGACTTATCATAAATAAGACTGACTCGCTGGGTGAAATCTTTATGAATCAGATCGTCAAGAATGGCATTTTGAACAGTTGCTCTAATCAGTGAATTAACTTTATAAACAGTATCTTTTGCATGAGAATGACCATAGAAGTTAATAAATGCTTGATATTGTGGTCGGTCAATACTTTTTAAAGTAACATCACCGAAATAATTATGTAATACTCGACTAGTTATTTTATAGCGATTCTTAGTCTGATTTTCAATCTTAGGCTCTTTGTACGTGTGATAAAAATAGTCAAAATAGTCAGCAAACTTAGGATCTTTAGGAACGAGATCCAAACCATTGTGGATATCGATTTCCAATTGACTCGCAAATAGCTTTGCAGCTGATTTAGTTCTAAAGCCGCTCTTAGTTTTCTCATGTTCCTGACCATTGGCATCATAATAGTAGTATCTTACTTGGTATCCATGACCATGCTTACGTATTGATGGCATTATTATTCTCCTTTGGATAATATACTAACACATAGTGGGGAATCTACTTAATAGATCGATCATTTATCAATGATCATGGCATATAGATTACAGAAAAATGTTAAAGTCTTTACAACTCCTGTTTTCTTTTGCATTCGACCTTGATTATGTTATACTATTTACAGCAAGTTAGTTGAGGCATGTTTTTGCATGCCTAGGTAGCTTGAAAAAACAATTTTTTTGGGAGGAAATTACACATGAAAAAGTCATTGAAAAAGACTCTTTTTGCTGGTGTAGCTGCATTATCATTTGTAGCTGTTGCCGGTGTATCTAGCACAAATGCTAGTGCAAAATCATATGCCAAAGTTACATCAAACAAAGCTTTGACAACTGATGCTACTACTCGTAACGTTGCTGTTAACGGTACTAACGCTCTTTATACAAAGGCTGGTACTTTGAAGGGTGCTAAGACCGTTGCAACTAAGACTACATTAGCTGGTCTTAAGAACTCTAAGCAAGGTCAAAAGAACTTCCGTGCTTATCGTGTAGCTACTACTAACCGTGGCTCAGTTTACTACAAGGTTGTTTCATTTGATAAGACTTACCGTGGCTGGATCTACGGCGGCAAGTCAGTTACTGCATTTGCTGGTGGTATTGCTTCATTCAACACTACTACAGCACCTGCAGCTGCAAACTCAGCATCAGCAAGTTCTGCAAGCTCAGCATCTTCAACTGAACAAACTACTGCTTTAACTGATGCACAAAAGGCTGCTACTTACAAGATTGCTACCACTGGTACTGCCAATGATGGTACTCAAGTAACTTACACTTACCCTGCATGGACTGAATATAAAAAAGGTCGCGTAATTACCGACTCAACTCCATATAAGGATGCTACTTTCAAGATTACAGACCAAACTACTCGTACTCGTGAAGGTGACCTTTGGGTTAAGGTTGAAGCTACTAACTCAGCCAATGCTAAGGCTAATGGTTGGATCAAATTCAGTGCTTTGAAGGTCGCTACACCAGCACCTACACCTATTGCTGATAACCAAGTTCAAGTAAATTATGTTGATGCTGCTACTGGCAAGACTGTTGCTTCAAAGACATACACTAATAGCAATTATCAAACACAAACTGCTTATAACTTTTTGAATTCAGCAGCTACAAAAGTAGATACCGACGCTGCTCTTTCTGATTTGATTAGTGGATATACTTTCACCACTTTAAGCAATGCTCAAACAACTGCTAACACAGCAGCTATTGCAAATGCTTCATATGGTAAGACCGTTACTTTAACTGTTAAGGCGGCCACATATAATACTGGTTTGTTTGGTTCAACTGACACACCTACTGTGTTGATTAAAGATGCTCAAACTGACTATTCAGCACATACTGATCGTTATAAATTTTATGGTGTTGGATCATATACTACACTTACTCGCACTTTAGCTTCACAAGCATCAGTCGCTGGTAATACTGGCAATTCTGTTTCATTAGCTAACGTTAATACGGCGATTACTGCTGCTAAGGCAGACACATTATATACGTTATATGACGTGCAGAACAATGCTTGGGTTTCCTCTTCAAGTGAAATTAATCCTGATCACACTTATCAAGCATTTAAGTTGACGGATCCAGTTGCTACTCAAGGTACAGCAACAAACCAAAGTAAGTTTACTATTGGTACACCAGTTACTTTGACTTATACTGCTAAACCAGCACAAGAAAATAGTAATTCTCAAAAGGGTGTTAATGGTGCCTTAATTGGTTCAGATCTTACTAAGGCCTTTAATTTTAATTACTAATTAAATAGTTTTTGTTAAAGCCTTAATTTGTTATTGATTTAAAGCATCACCGAAAGGTGGTGCTTTTTTATGGTTCTTCGTCAACTGTTGTTGGTGAACAAAATATTGGAGTTCTAATCACTTGGTGATTAGGGCTCTTTTTGTATGAACCCGAAAAGCGAACAGCACTCTTAGCCGGAATCTGAAAAAGTTTACTGTGTATAATTATTGTTTGCTGCAAAGCTTGTGTATTAGCCTTTCTATTCAAAATCTAGCTCAACAACAGATTCTTCTAGTTGATCCAATATCTCATTAACTGAAATAAAGTGTCGCCACTTATTAGGATCATGTTTAGCTAGTCCTTTAAAATTACTGCTGATTTTATCGTGGATATTTACCAAAAATTTGTAATACATATTAGCTGCTTCACGATCGATTCTTTCCTGTGGCCAACGTTTATCCAGAGAACGTTGGTTATTTTTTTCGGTCAAATATTGCAGGCATTTGCTAGTAAACAAATTCTCGATATTGCTATTCTCTTTTAAGTAATCTCTTAATTCTTCAGTATGTTAAAATCCTCCTTAAAATTAGTTAATTGACTATTTAGGACTCGAACCTAAGCAAACCACCTGGTTAGTCGAAACATATGTTCTTTTAAAACCTTAAATGAAGCCCCCACGTTTGGGAGCTCATAAGATCACTTTACCGATTACATTAACTTCATCACAATCAAACACCATGTCATCGTATGCCTTGTTAATTGATTTTAAGGTAACGGTATTATCCTCATTTACATAAAACTTTTTACAAGTAACACCAACATCACGAATGTGGACGATCGCAATTTCACCATCCTCAACCTCTGGTTGATAGTGAATGAACACCTGACTACCCTTTTTTAAGAGCGGTTCCATTGAATCACCATCCACAGTAATTAATTCATCTGCACCGGCAGGAACTTTTTCACCAGCAATAAGTTTGTGGATTAATTGGGTATCTTGATCCTCACCATTAATAGGGGAACCGGCAGCAGTTGAACGCCCAGCAGGAATTTCAATCATAGGTTTGTGATCAAACATTGAAGATATTTTTTCGTTATTCTGTTCGTTTAATTGATCACTAGCGTAATTGTAAACTTTTTCTTGGCGAGAAGGGTGGAGTTGAAGCATTATTTTATTGGTATCACTAACGACTGAACTTTCTAACTTGACAATGTCTTCTGGTTTGATTCCCAATCCATCACATATTTTTATTATATTTTCCATTTTAGCATTCATAATGCCGCGATCCAGAATAGATCGGATAGTTGTATAAGCCATGCCTATAGAATCGGCAAAAGCTTTAACGTTACCAGATTTTATTTCTATTAAATCTTTTAAATAATCTTCCTTGTTCATGCTTGCTTCCTCCTTTAACATGTTTTATTATATCATGCGAAAAATCGTATGTAAATGAACGAATTTAAAGAAATACGAATTTTGGTATTGACTAAATACGAAAATTCGTATATTATAAAAATGTGCTCATGAAGAGCCATTATTTTTTAAACTAATATACGAAAATTCGTATTAGGAAGGAGTCATATTATGTTAAATAATTTAGAAGAAATTCGAAAGAAGAAAAATGTAACTTTAGTTGATATGGCAGATCTTTTGAATGTTCGTTACCAGACTATCGCTGACAAAATTAATGGAACGTCATCATTCAAATTCAGTGAAGCTTTAAAAATTCAAGAAAGCTTTTTTCCTGAATATGAACTCAAGTTTTTATTTACTCCAGATCCGTCCACACAGCCAGCATAGAAAGGAGGTGAGTTAAATGGATGGAATAACAGATGTGGATTGGAATAAAAAAGCCATTCCGAAGAATGACTAACATTGTTTATTTACCCTTTCGGTTCTTCCATGCGCCACGAAGATTCTTTTCATAACTTTGAATATCTTTCATAGCATCACCTTGGTTCTTGTAGAGATCAGCCAACTTAGACTTAGGTGCTAAATTACGAAGTCCTTGTGTACCATCCATTGCCTTCTTAAGTGATTCAGGAATTCCGCATGTAGAGAAGAGATGAGTTAAATGGAAAAAGGCAAACTGCATCAGTACTTTGATAGTAATATTCAGCCTATTTTAAATATGGCGATAGGAGTTCTATTTATGACAATTGGTTACTTACTTGGTCATATGTTCTAGAAAGAAGCTAAGTGATCGTCAATGAATAGTTGAAAGGAGGTGAATAAAGTGAACCAAGACGCAGAAAAAACACTCCGAGCCATTTGTGGTAGCAAGGAGTGCAATAAGGAAAAAATCGTGCCAATGACAAAAGAATCGCGTAAAAGAGCATTTAATCTTTTATCAAAAATTCTTTCAGAGCTATACGAACCAAATTGTTAGTTCGTTCATTCTCATACTGCTGAATAAATTTAAATATTTTGTTCGTCCAGTCGTCGTTGGGATTGCCATTTTTGACATCCTCACGTATCCGCTCAATGTTCTCTTCATCATCAAACATGTCGTCAAACTTGTTTAAAAATTCAGTGCTTGTCACAATTTTCACCTCGATTACTTGAATTAATTAAATTATACGTCAGTAAATAATAGAAGGAAGTAATAAAAAATGGCAAAACCACGTTTAGTTTTAGAAAAGAAAGCACCAGAACCACGAGTATCACGATTGATTAGCATTAACACTGATTTGTATAACCAGTTAATGGACATTAAGCACGAAACTGGATTAACTGTCACAGCGGTAGTTAATAAGTTTATCGCTTATGGAGTGAAGAATGTAGAAATTGAAGACAACAAAAACGACGATTAATTAATCCACGTCAGATCTTATCAAAAGGAAGTGAGAAAGATGATTAAAACATTAAAGCAATTAATCCACGTTTTATGGGCAATCGAAAAAGACCTCCGTGTTATCGCAAGTAACACGGAAGCCTTACGTAAAAACTCAAAAAATGCAATTCATAGACGACAGATGATGAATATTTAATCATCTAGCGAGAAATCATCCATGAAGTCAATCCCGTTATCTGATTTACGCCATTCAGCAAGATCACTAACTTGGCGGGACCAAACACCAGGATTAGGAAACTTATTAAGGTAAGCGGTTCCTTCTGGAGATTCTTTTAACTCTGGAATAATCTCGAAAAGTTTTCGGACAACTTTATCCTGTAGTTTAACCATCATTTGTAGGTTCTCATAGGACACAGTAGAACTTGTGATGGCTAATGGTTCATTATCTTCAAGCATGGTCTTCATTACTTCGGGTGTAAAGAAATTTACTTCAATTTGTCCAGTCTTATCGTAGAAATAATTTCCAGCACATAAACTGTGTTGATTTCCTTCGAAGACAATTGAAGCAGGTGTGTCTTGATGTTTTGAAAGGAAAGGTATGAACTTTGTGACAATCAACTTCACAGGCATTGTTCCGATAAAAGAATATGCTCCATTTTGAAATCTGTGGTTTGAAATTTGCAATTCAAAATTATCAACTTTAAGTTTTGACATTAATCTTCACCTCGATTAATTGGGATAAATCAAGTATACAACTAAGCCAAAATTGGAAGTGAATTAAATGGATCAGAAACTTCATAATGCAGTACGAGAATATTTATTGGAACTATTGAGCGAAAAAAATAAAAGTCCAGAAATGGCTGCAACCATTGCTGAACTTTATAGATTGTTACTTGAATAAGACACTCATGATGTCTCTTCGGTCAATGCTAAAGATTGTATCACCAATAAATTTGACTTCTCCGTTAGCATCATTTAAAGAAAATTGAATCATGAGACTTTGTGGTAATTACCACAGTGTTCATAGAGTTCACCTCAATTAATTGGGATAAATAAATTATACAACTAAAGGAAGTGACAAAATGTCTCAAGTCATTAGTGCTAAAGTATCAATTCAAATTCCTGATAATTTTGAATTGATAAATAAGGAAGATTACCAAAAGTTAAAACGGGAATCAACCTTCGGACGAACTTGGAATTTAAACGATCTTCGTAAATGGTGTGGGAACAAATCACCACAATGGTTAAAAGAAAATTTCTTGGAAAATCCAAAATATTCACGGGAAATGCAAGCCTTAATGGATGATAGATATTTAGTCCATCGTGGCAGTAAAGGTAGTCCCTGGTTGTTTAAAGCTACCAAAATGCAGCAGTTCCTGGAGGATCATTGGAGTGAATTCAATTGGTAAAAACATTAAATTCTTGGCAAATCTAATAATCGATCGTGACGGCTTAAGGAATTCTTAGTTTTAATATATAAAGCATTGTCATGATCGTAATCATAAGTGATTTCATAGGTACCATTACCGAGAATGTAAAAGTAGTGATCACCACGAATAATATTGGCTGCTGTGGCTTGAATAAGTTCAATTTTCCCACTGGCCTGTTTTATTAAATCAATATTTTCTGGTGATGCTTGCTTTCCCTTGGAATAAGTTCGTAATCGAATAGCAACAATTTGATGAATCATACGACTTAGCCTCCTTAATGGGTTGAATTCAAAATTCTACAAATATTAAAAAGGAGTGATTTGATTAATGGAATCATTGGAAGTACTAGTTTTATTGTTCTTAGCAGCCCTGGTCATTGAATACTTTATACCAACTGGGCGTCACTAAAAAATAGAAAGGAATCATATCGATGAATAAATTGCAAAAGTATTCGACATCTGAATTAATAGGTGAATTAAGAAAAAGAAAGGAAGCCCAACTGTTCCATGGTGGCCTTTATGCCAATACTGAAATACGAGGCAAATATGGCCAAGAAAATATGAAGCTTCCAAATGATTACTGGATTTTATTAATTAGCGACTTTTCTCCGCTAGATAGTAATTAAAGGCGTTGCGAACAATTTCTAATTCAGGATTTTGGGGATTTACTGATTTGATATATTTTTCTAAAGTTTCCCAATCTAAATTTCCTTTGGGAAACGATCTATCAGATTTCGCGTCTCGGGCCAAATCACCGATTGGCAGACTGACGTCTTTAAATCTCATTAACCAATTGTAAAAATCCATAAAAATTCACCACCTTAATTATATGCACTAAATAGCCCACTACCGCAAATGGGTGGACCAGCTAACAACTATAACTACTAACATTATAACACCTGGAGGGTCATCAGAATGAAAACATTAACAATACAGAACCGTATCAAACGTTTGAATATAATTATTGGACGCACACCCGTGGAAAACGATCATAGCTTGTTGGCATATTTCTTTGTCCTAGATAAAGAAAAGCAACGACTATCTGAATATATTTTACATCACGAGGTGGAATAATGACTAAATTTTGGAAAGCAGTTGGTGTAATGGATTCCCAAATATTAGAAACTGGTGTCTCTCGTGCCGAAGTTATGCGAAAGCTCAGCATAAAGTATCCGACTTACGTCGTAACTGGGACCGACAGGGATTTTATGAAGAAGCAGAAAGAACGAGTCCCAATTTATCCCGAACCAATTAGATTAATCTGTGGCAGAATCACAAAATCTAAAAGAAAAGAGATTGCAGAAATGAAGAATTCAATTAATCAACGACACTATTTACATTAAAAGATGGAGGTAAATATAAATGGCAAATGAATTATCCCTACCAGAATACACGATTGACTATCAGCTACCTGTGATTACAATTAATAATTTTGATCAATTAAAAACAGCTGTAGAAGCATATGCCAATAAATATCAAGGAATGGCAGTGACAGCTTCCACAGAAAAAGAATCAAAGTCTAGCCGGGCAGAGCTTCGGAAATTGAAGCAAGCTCTTGATGATAAACGTAAGGAAATTAGAAAAAAATATGCTGAACCATATCAACGGTTTGCAGCTCAAATTAAAGATTTGGAAATGACCCTGGATAGTTCGATTAATCCAATCGATGCTGGGCTAAAAGAATTGGAAGAGCAGCAGCGTCAGCTTCGCTTAAAACATGTTCAATCTCTGATTGCTGAAATGGCACCTAATTACCATGTGGAACCAGGTGAGGTTGAAATTGATCCTACTTGGTTAAATAAAACCACCACCAAGAAGAAAGTAACCGAAGGAATTGCTGATGTGATGGGTTACATTAAAAAGCAACACGATGATTTAAAAACCGGTATCAGTACTATTACCAAATATGCTCAAGCTTATCACATTGATCCAGCTGGTTGGATCGACCAGTTGAAGCAAGGCCAAGATGTTAATTATTTGCTTCAAGCAATTGATAATCAGGTCAAACTAAATAAACAAAAACAGCAGACTCTGGAAGCACAAGCAGCAGAAGCACAAACACATCAAGTTCAGCAGAAAGGTAAAACGATTGATACCAATACTGGCGAAGTTGTTTCCCATTCAGTGTCTTTAAAAATAACGGCAACAATTCCACAAATGAAACTGTTGAAAAACTATATGGAGAGCAACGGAATTCAATATCATAAAGTGTAATGGTTATTCGATATGTATAAGCTACGTAATTACCAAATAGAAGAACTTCAACAAATCGTTTTATCAATGAAACATGGCAATAAGTCAATTATGGTACAGTCACCACCACGAACGGGTAAAACCGTAATCATGGCTGAAATTGCTAGGCGGACAACCGCTAATGGCAAACGGATTTTATTCATTGTGCACCGTAAAGAGATCGTTGATCAGGTAGTCGCCACCTTTAAAGCCCAACAAGTCAATATGAAATTGTCTCAAATTGGCATGGTGCAAACTTTTACTCGGCATGTCGATAAACTAGCTACTCCAGATGTGATTTTTGTTGATGAGGGACACCACGCTTTAGCTAAGTCTTATCGACGAATCTTGTCAGCATTCCCGAAGGCGTACAAGCTGTTATTTACGGCCACCCCTTATCGAATGAATGGCGAAAGCTTTGATAAGATTGCTGATGATTTAATTATTGGTAAACCGATTGACTGGTTAATTGAACATCACAATTTAGCACCGATGGAATATTATGCTCCAAAACAAATTGACACCGCATTGTTAAAAACTAAGCGAACTGGTGAATTTAGTGAAGAAAGTATTGCTAAAGCAATTAAACCCAAAATTTATGGTAACGCCGTTAAAAATTACCAGAAATTGGCAAACGGTAAGCAAGCAATTGCCTATACCTACAACGTGGCAAGCACCAAGCGATTAGCAGAAGCATTTAATAATGCCGGAATAAGTTGCCAGGCGGTATCAGGAAAAACACCAAAGGATGAGCGAGATCGAATCATTCAGGATTATCGAGAGGGCAAAATTCAGATTATCACTAACGCTGAATTATTTACGGAAGGGCTAGATTTACCCAATGTTGATTGTGTGATTATGTTACGGCCAACGCAGTCACTGTCGTTGTATTTACAGTTTGCCATGCGGTCGATGAATCCACGCAAGGGTAAAACCGCGATCATTATCGATCATGTTGGCAATGTCGAACGATTTGGATTACCAACTGATCATCGAACCTGGACACTTCAAGGTAGTAAGAAGCAGAAAACCAATTCAACGACCGCAGTTGTTTCAAGTGTAACAGTCTGTGAACACTGTTTTGCCACGTTTTACCGTAAGGGTGATACTTGCCCGTTCTGTGGAGCACAACTTACCAAAGATGAAGAAATTGAAGTTGTGGAAGATGCCAAATTGGAACGGGTAGACACCAAAGTTAAACAAATGGCCAAACAAATGATGGAATCTAATGTTGCTATGAACGTGGCTGACAAGAAACCAGCAGAGTTAACCAGCATGGCGGAATTACAAGCTTATGCCAAACTTCATAAATACAAGCGTGGTTGGGTATTCTACCAAGCTAAAGCGAAAGGACTGATTAGAAAGTGAGTATTTTACCAGAAAACAAAGTACACAAACCTAAAAGTACGCCACGAAATTTCTTTATTTTTGGAAAAACCATGAGTGGCAAAAGTTATTTAGCTGAACGATTCCCAAATTCATTGATTTTTAACACGGATGACAATTCCGAATCCGGAATTCGACCAGCAATTCAGTTGAGAAACCAGCGGAATGCGAAAGGGAAGCTAACTCAATCGATTATTGACCAGTTAGATGAGTATCTCTTAGCGTTGCAAACAGAAAACAACACCTATGAAACCATTGTGATTGATGTCATTGAAGATGTGGTATTCATGTTGGAGCAAGCGATCTGCATGGAAAACGATGTGAAAGCTTTGTCGGATATTCCATATGGAAAAGGTTACGCCATGTTTAATGCAGCGTTGATTGGGCTGGTAACGGAATTAAAACAGTTGAATATGAATGTGGTTTACATTAGTCGAGCAGTTACTACCGGTGAAGGAATCACAGAACACGAAATACCGGCGCTCAAAGAAAAATACTACAACGTGGTTAATGGTAACTGCGACTTAGTTATTCAAACCCAACGAATTGGTAAACGATACATTCGTCGAGTAACTGACCGTCGTAAGCATTATCAACGCGACCAAATTGAAGATCCTAAGATCTTAAATATCTTGGATAACATTTCTGGAGTATTTGATAAACCGATAAAAACAACCAAGGATGAACAAAACAAGATTGTTGAAAAAATTGACGAAGAAAAAGGAGATCATTAATTATGAGTTTACGAGATATGGCTAACAATGCACTAAAAGATTTTAACGCCAAAAAGGATAACCCAAACACTTTTAATTCACTACCATCTGGTGACTACTTAGTTTCATTTGATGGGATGGAACACCGCCATTCTGATAACGGTTGGGATGGATTAAGCATTGCAGTCACCGTCATTGATGGTGAACAAGCCGGTCGAAAAGATTTCAATGGATTCAATTTCGATACCAAGTCAGCCAACGGTAAGGATATTCCTGAAAGCGTCATTGCCACTAGAATCAAACTAGTTGCCAAACTTGCTAACGCATTAGGAATTACTCTAAATGATGATGACTGGGACGATATGGACACCCTTTCCGCCGCCTTCCTGGGTTCTAAAGGGACACCGGTTCATATGAAGCTAGATGTGCGAGAAAACAAAAAGAAGCCCCAATATCCATACAAGAATTATGACTTCTCTCCGGCAACCAAAGAAGAAGCTAATAACGATCCCATTGACATTGACGACGATGATCTGCCTTTTGACTAAATTTATTTGACGCAGTGACGTTATCCACCAACAGGGTGAAATGCCCTTTAAAGTGAGGTTAGAACATGAGGAACTTAGTAAATTATGCCATTAAGTATGCTGAATTTGGTTTTAGTGTCTTACCAATGGCTGGGAAACGCCCTCTGATAAAATTTGCTGATCAACCTCCCTTAACCGTTGAGCAGGTTAAACAGGTTTGGAAAAAATATCCCTATGCCAACATTGCCCTTCGAACCATTAAATTCTTTGTGGTCGATATTGACGTTCATGAAAATGAAGCGAATGGTTTTGATTCAATCAAACAGTATGAACATCCCGAATACTTTCGCAAAACGTTAGAACAAAAAACAGCTGGTGGTGGTCGTCAATTGTTGTATTTAAAACGTGATGATATGACGATTCAGCAAAACATTGGTTGGCTACCTGGTGTTGATATTAAAGCCCATCCAAATAATTATGTGGTCGTCGCACCAAGTAGTAACCACGGCAAGCTATACGAATGGTTAAATAAACGGCCAATTGTGACGGCAAGTCCAGAATTAGTGAAGGCGATCAATCAAAAAAAGATCACTAATTACACCCCAGAAGATTTAAAGTTCAGCGGTGGTAAAACCACAACCACGCATTTATTTGAACAAATCACGCAGGGACTAGGCGAAACCGGCGGTCGTAATAATGCATTAGCAGCCTTCATCGGTGGGTTATTGTTTCGCAATGTGGATGCTGAAATTGTATATCAGTTGGCAATGATGGCTAATCAAAACACGCCAAAATCATTATCAACCAATGAGTTTAACCGAACTTTTGATTCAATGGTTAAGAAAGAAATTAAGCGAAGGGAGGATAGCGATTAATGGCAATTGATGAAGAAATCGATAAGCTAAAAAAGTTACAAGAAAAACAAAATAAAGTTGCCGAAATGCCAATTCAAGGTTTGAAACTGAATAAAGACGGTGCCATCCGAGCAAACAGTATTCACAATATTGGTGTGATTCTACAGCGTGACCCACTGTTAGCAGGCAAAATTGCTTTTAATGAATTTACCTACGAAATTGAGTTGTTACAGGATATTCCTAAATTGATGCTGGAAAAAGGCGTGATTGATGACGATTATCCACCGGCAATCTTGAATTACATCGAAAGTGAATACAACGTCCTGTTCTCTGACAAATTATTAAATGGTGCATTAGTCAACGTGGCCAGGAAAAATGTGTATAATCCGGTGCTAGATTACTTTGAAGATTGCTATCAAAAGTGGGATGGCAAGATCCGTTCTGATGATTTTTTACCAGATTATCTAGGGGTTGAAAAATCAGCAGTAACAGCATTGCAGACTAGATTATTTTTTGTTGGAGCGGTTGCTAAAACCTATAAACCTGAAATGAAATTTGATTATGTTTTGGATTTAATTGGCGGTCAGGGTGCCGGAAAAACCACCTTACTGAAGAAGGTTTCTAACGGTTGGTACACTGATCAGTTTACCGATTTTGAAAACAAAGATAATTATTCAAATATGTTACGAGCTTTAATTATCAATGATGATGAAATGACCGCGACTAACAACAGTAGTTTTGAAATCCTGAAAAAGTTTATCAGTTCTGAAGTTCTGGAGTATCGCAAGCCATATGGACGACATACTGTACGGCGTTACAAAAATTTTGTAATGGCTCGAACAACAAATGAACTGACATATCTAAAAGATAAAACTGGTGAACGGCGGTTCCTACCGAATTTAGTTAATAAACGGTTACAAAAGAAATCACCATTAACCGATTTAAAGCAAGATTATATCGATCAATTGTGGGGTGAATTTACTGCTTATTACCAGGACGGCTTCAGTTTCATGTTAGACGAAGCAGAGGAGGAATTATTAAACCAACATCGTTCGGCGTTTATGTATGTAGATGAACAAGAAGGCGCTATTGAGCAATGCTTACAAGAGTGGCAAGACAATTTCATTACCAGTTCACAGATTGCTAAATTTATGGGTGAAGACAATTTAATTAACAATCCAAAATTAGCAAGAAAAATTAAATATGTTATGGACAACCATCATGATTGGCAAGCTGTTCAAAAACGATTTGGGAATGTTTCTCAAAGGGGGTATCGAAAACGAATACAGTAAATACAGTATGTATACAGAAATTTTAATAGGTGTATGCATCTGAAAACCCTTGGGACACATGGCCTTAATACCATTAAGAATACACTACATACACTTATAATAATAATAATAATAATATATACCCTGTATATAGCCTATATATAGAGTGTTGAAAAAGTGGTGTATTCGTGCATGCAAAGCTCCGCAACCATTGGGAGAGTAAGAACGAGCAACTATTTTCGGTGTAAACAGTTACTGTATACATGTATTCGGATGAATTATGACAGCAGAACATAAAATACAAAATGACATTCGCGTTGAGCTTTCAAAACATGGTTGCACTGTGTTTAGAGCTAATGTTGGTAAAGTTTTAATGGAAAATGGCCGCTGGTTTGATACTGGTTTACCACGTGGCTATCCTGATTTATTCGGGTTTAGACATTCGGACGGTAAGATATTTTTCATTGAATGTAAAAACGAACGAGGCAAGTTACGTGACGATCAGAAGCGGTTTGCAAAATTTATTAAGCAATATCCAGTGTTATATGGTGTTTGCCGTTCTGTAGATGACGCGTTGAAAATTATTGGAGGTAAATAAAATGACAGTAAAAATTGCTGATAAGGAATTGTTCAAAATGTACCAATGCGCAATGGCAGAAAATATTTCTGATTGGAAGCGAATAGCTAAATTCGCCAAATTCATTGATAAATATGCCGATGATGAAACTATTTCTAACCGTGATGATTTAGCCAGTGTTATAGATGCAATTTTAAATCATAAAACAGTGAAATTGTCTGCACCAATGTATCGCTTGAAAATGAATGGCATGGTTGGTAGTGATGGGCAACAGTATGTATCTCGACGAGTAGATGATCGTGGTGGGTATTTCATCTGTGGAGTTCGTAACCCGCGCGTTTGTCGAGGGGGAATTACGCAGCAATTCACACGTGATGAAGCTGAATTTCTGAAGGGTTTATTAAATAATTCAAGCATTGAGAATGTGGAGGAGTGACGGTAATGAGCAGAGAGATTAAATTTCGTGGATATGTCGAAAAGATTGACGATATTGGAATTGACGTGCCTCATGAAGGCCACTTCGTGTATGGCGACTTGGTGCATGGCAACAACTTTGACTACATTGTTGGCGGATTGATTGAGGCCACTGAGGAGTATGCAGCTCTTGAATGGTGGCAGACCATTCAGCAGGGAGCCGCTGAGCAATTTACCGGTTTAAAAGATAAGAATGGCAAAGATGTTTACGAGGGGGATTTATTAAAAATTAAGTACCCTTTCAGTGATAATGATGAAATATGTGAGGTTAAATGGTCAAACTCAGACGCCGGGTTTATTATTGGTAATTTTCAATTTTGGAAAGTCGTTCCCAAGTCTGTTGTGGTTGGCAATGTGCATGAAGATAAGGACTTATTGGAGGCAGACAAATGAGCGACCGTCCAATTGTCGATTAGTTTTTGTTGGAGGAATGAAATTAGAACCACAATACTTATGAAAGCTTGCCAATTAGCTGTTAAATGTGCACAATAAGTATATGTAAAATTATGTGATTAGAAGAGGAATTTTATATGACGTATGTGATAACCAAGCGAGGGAAAGTTCATAAACTGAAAGAGCTTCGCAGCATTCAAGCAGTTTTAAAAGCAGAAACCGGTTTGCCAATCAAAACCTGGATGGTTGAAGAATCTGTTCAGCATCAACAAACCATCTGTGGATGGACAATTTCTGAAATAAACGCAAAGAAATCCGTTAATAATTAGTTTCTCCTTATCGTCAATGTCTAGCTGTAAGTAAACCAAGTTTAAAGGCGGTGAAAAAATGGGAAATGAAAACTTAGTAAAAGCGATTGCTAAGAGCCGGAATTTTGAAAACGGCATTAACCGGATTCATTATTCAATTCATTGTTCAAAAGACGATGCTTTTAGTCTATTAATTGAGCAAGTATTAAGACGAATCCATTTTTGGAATTATAACAATGCTAATACCTTGATTAAGGCATTCAGCGATCATAGCAATCCAGATTTTAAGAATAAGCAATGGGCAATTACCTACGCTGCTAAAGATGTGGTTGAAGATTATTATGGTCACAAGACGTTATTGGTAGAGAATTTTGATAAATCTGATGAACTTGGACAATTGGCGCCTATAAATTGTAAAAGTTCAGTGTCGGTTGAGAATTCATTAGTGAATAAAGTTATTTCATTATTCCCGACTGATAAAACCAAACTGTTTGTAAAAAGCCTGCTTAAATATGGAAAAATAGCTACAATGGATATTTTTTCAATGACCGATAAAAAGTTTGAACATGCATTGTATGATCGTATAGCTTACGTTAAATCAAATGTCCAAATGTTTACGGAGCAGTTAAGTGGTTTCGATCATCAGGATACGTTAGATAAGCTAAAGGTATTAGGTGATTTTGAATATTGCCTTAATAAATACGCTGATCCAATGACATTAAACAGCGAAGTTCACACCTTGTTTATCAGCAATAGCGACTTGTTCAATGATATATTCGATTACGCAACTAAAGTATATGGAATGAAATACCAAGGCATTGTTTGGAAATCGTTTGGTTTAATTAATGATCATCAATTGAAACTGGATGAATACAAATTAATTGATTCAATCATTGATTTACAGCAGGAATTAAGTAAACAGTTCGTACCGAAAGAAGGACAGGTGAGCTTATATGAAGCTACATATCTGTCATGAGGTTGGCTGTCAAGCATTGATACCAATGGGGCAAAGGTATTGCAGTGAGCACGTTACACAGCACCAGAAGCCCAACCATGCAGTCAGTTCTGCACGAAACCGAGAGTACAATATGTACTATCGTGATCAAACAGCGAATAAGTTTTATCACTCAAAGGAATGGAAAAAGATTCGGCAATTTGTTGCTGCACGAGATTATTATTTAGATGCAGTCACTGGTTTGCCGGTCTCAAACGATAAGATTATTGTTGACCACATTGTGCCTAGACGTGTCTTACCAGTTGATAAATGGTTAGACATGGATAACTTATGGTGCTTGTCACCGACTACGCATAATACGAAAACCAAGATTGAACAATCACTCAATCAAAACCAACTCAAACACTGCAGCAAACGTTGGTGGATTAAAGTATTATCTGAACGCACGAAATAAACATCCCTGATGTAGGAAACTCCTGCCAGCTTGGATGGTAATAATTTCAGGGGTGGGTACCGTTTCTTGGATGGTGGGGATCTTCATCAACAAAATTAAAAAAAGATGTCTTTGTGAAACGACAAAGTGTTTTTCAGGTGGTATCATGTAGGTAATCGGAATAAATATTTCTGATGAGGTTTACTTATTAAAAACAATTTTTTCAACCTCCTCTGGGTGATATAGATATAAAGAAAAAATTGTTTAAAGCTTACTGTTTGAACCTTACAAAAAATATTCAATTTAGGTGAATGTTTAAACACCCCCGGGGTGGTGAAAGCCTAGGGGAGCGCACGCCCAGGAGTAGCGCACGTTAAAAGTTGTAAATTCAAAACTTTTTTATGGGCTTACTATAACTGGGTGCACGCAATTTCACAAATTGCTTATATGAATAACCCTACTATAATGACTATGTATATTTCCCTCCTAAAAGTTAATATAATTAGACGTTTTTTCACGATTGTAGGGTGTATACGTTCGAACAGTGTGTTTAATGATTTTTTTGTGATTCATTAGTCTAAATGAATCAGATTGAAAGAGTCCCTATTGGGGGCTCTTTTTTATTGCTTGGAGGTGAACTAAAAAATGCCAAAACAAATGAAACTAACTACAGACAAGCATGCTCGCAAGGATCAGCGAGTTAGAACTCAAAAACTAATAACGGAAACTTCTGGAATGGATTTGATTCAAAAGAGTTGTCCAAAATATCTGTCAAGTTATGCGCGAGCAATGTGGACGAAACTTGTACCAATTTTGCAAGCATCAGGATATGTTAAACAGGCCGACAAGGGAACAATTGAAGCGTTTTGTATTAACTATCAATTATTGCGGAAAGGCTATGACTCAATTAAAACAGATGGTGTTGTCACCAAAGTTTCTAAAACTGTGGTCAATCAACGAACTGGAGAAACATATGAAGACAACGCAGGCTGGAAACGTAATCCGGCATCACAAATTATTGATTCTGCTACGGCAAAATTAAACAGCTTAGCACACGAATTAGGCTTAACACCATCTGCACGAGCCTCATTACTGCAACTCTCAGATGACAACGATGAGGAACCCAATATTAAAGAGATGTTAAATGGGGGAAGTGAGTTTTAGTGGTACAGGAATTTGATTTTACTCAAAGAAATACTAACTTGGATAAAATCTTTCAGCAGCTTGATGGGAAAGGCTACTTTGATGAAATCAAAAGCAAATACCGTGATCCGGCCACTGTTTATTGTTACCGGGTATTAACTGGTCAACAGTTAGCCTGCAAAACAATTAAACTAGCAGCGTTTAGACATTTGAATGATTTAAAACGATCTACGGAGGATAAGTTTCCGTATTACTATGATTTGGATAAATGCCGAAATATCTGTAACTTCGCACGCATGTGCCCTGATGTTTCTCAAAACAAGCCGATACCACTGATGATTTGGCAACAAGCAATCTTGTGCCTTTCTCAGGGATGGCGAACAAAGGAAGACAAGCAAAAGCGATTTGAGCGATGTATGGTTTCAGTGGCTCGGACTAATGGCAAGTCATATTTATTGAATATCTTGATCCTTTACGCTTACTTGGTCGAGGCTAGTGACCAGTTTAACGCTGATTTGTGTTACTTGGCACCAGTTGATAAGCAGTCTAAGAAGTCTTGGCGTTACATTAAACAGACTTTTAATAGTTTACAGTCAATGCCTGGCTTTCGTAAATTGATCAAGGATCAAAATATTGCTATTAATGATGATGTTTTAAAGTCCACGAAGACTCAAAACCAGATATTAAGAATGACAGCTGGTAGTGCACAATTAGATGCCTTTCATTTCCTCTTTGCCACTGTGGATGAATACGGGGATGAAAATTTTAATTCGGATGTGATTTCTAAAGTCACGTCTGGACAAGTTCAAACTAGTAACCGGCAAACATTTTTTATCAGTACGGCATACAGTAACCCTAAAGTCCCGATGTATAGTGATGTTAGACGACTCACTAAGGTGATGGAAAAAGATTCTAACCGAACGGAAGATTCAACGTTGGCATTAATTTGGCAGCAGGATGATCAAGATGAAGTTGAGAACCCCGAGACATGGGTGAAAAGTAATCCATTACTAGATTTACCGGCTAAGCATGATACCCTACTGAAAGGGTTAATTAGTGAACGTGATTCTAAGCTAGAAGACGGCACATTAAATGATTTCATTAACCGTAACCTCAATATGTGGTTGCAGACTGCTAAAGATAAATATTTGAAATTAGAGGATATACAAAAGTCAGTTGTTTCTGATTTCGAAATTGATAATCAAGATTGCTATGTGGGTTTTGATTTATCACATGCTTCAGATGATACGGCTTATAGTTTTGTTTTCCCACATTTGAATGGCGAACAAAAGAAATATTTCATCTTGCAGCATTCATTTGTTCCGTTAGCCCGAGCAGATAATTCCATTATTGTGAAAGAAAAACAAGATGGAATTAATTACTCAAACGCAGAAAAGTTAGGCTTTTGTGATATTTCGCAAAATTCTTATGGCTTAATTGATGAAGATTTTGTTGGGCGCTGGTTCCTGGATTTCGTTAACGATCATCATTTGAGAGTCAAAGCGTTTATTTATGATCCTTATCAAGCTAGCGCAATTACTGATTGGTTGGATAATAATATGCCAGAAGTGCCTTTTATTACTTTAAAGCAAGGGACGGTTAGTTTGAGCTCGCCCACAGTATTTTTGAGAAATCAGTTTATTGCGGGAAATATTGAGATGCTGGCTGATCCGATTTTGCAGACCTGCTTGGCTAACGCTGTAACAGTGGCTAATCCATATGGTATTAAAATTGATCGAACGGCGTTGACTTCGAAAATTGATTGTGCCGATGCCACTATCGATGCCATGTCTCAAGCCCTTTTTTATTTTGAAAATCCTAATCATGGACTTAAAGAAGATAAAAAGAATCCATTTAATGGAATGAGTAATGAGGAGGTCAACGAATTCTTTACCAGTGATCATTTTAGTTTTTAATATTTTCAACACTTGTTGGGTGATATATGTAGTGAATAAATTATTAGGGAGGCAGATTAGTTGAATCTGAAACAACTATGGACAGGTTTAATCACTAACCTGTCTTTTATATTATTTTTATTTGGGTTAATTGCATTTGTGGTTGCCGCAAGCCTTATTAATTTTATTGTAGGTTGGGTAGTGGCCGGGATTGCTTTAATCGTTTTAGCCTATGTCATTTCGTGAAAGGAGGCGTTGAATGCTGAACCCCTTTAAAAATTTTATGTCAAAACAAACACAAACAATTAGTACCACCGGGTATTCACCATTTATGTTAAATGGTACATTGTTATCCACTAACACTGTGGATGCAGACGGAGCACTGCAAAATAGTGATATTTATGCGGTGATTAATCGAATTGCAGGTGATGTGGCCAGCTGTGAATTTAAAACAGACCAATATAGCAACATGCTAAATCAGCCCAGCACATTATTGAGTGCTTATAATTTTTGGCAAGCAGTTAGTGCTCAAATGATGTTAACTGGCAACGCCTTTGTTCTAATTCAGCGAAATGGCAATGGAAGTCCAGCAGGGTTGACCTTAATCCCGTTTTACCAGGTCAGCATTACTTTAGATAATCAACAAAATGTTCTTTATTACACAGTTAATTACGGTGATGACCGAGGGCAGGTGACATATTTAGCTGCCGACGTTTTACATTTCCGATTGTTTGTTTCCGGACAAGTTGCCACTGAACTAGTGGGTAGCAGTCCGCTAAACAGTTTAGCTAAAGAAATTAACATCCAGAACTATAGTAATCAATTGTCACTGAGCAGTTTAAAGAATGCAATTGCGCCTAGTTATACGATTACGGTTCCGGCGGCCAAATTGGAACCGGAAGCTAAAGAAAATATTAGAAAATCGTTTGAGAATCAGAATTCTGGTTCGAATGCTGGTCGACCAATTGTTTTGGATCAATCTGCTCAGCTTGATTCCTTACAGATTAATCCGGATATAGCTAAATTATTAAATAATGCCACGTTTAGTCAGACCCAGATTGCCAAGGCTTTTTGTGTTCCAGATAGTTATTTAAATGGTCAAGGTGACGAACAATCATCAATTGAGATGATTCGTTCTTTGTATCAAAATAGTTTGAGCCTATATATTCGGCCAATTGAATCAGAATTGTCTTTAAAGTTGGGAATCGACATTAAAATGGATATTAATTCGGCTATTGATGTTGATCATCAGCAATTAATTAGTAATATTACTAAATTAAGTACTGGTCAGTCACCAGCATTAACGCCACAACAAGCACAAACAATTCTGAAACAAGCGGGAGTTTTTCCTGATTTGAAAGTTTCAGCAGTGGAAGGAGGTGATGATAATGACAACAGTACCAATTAAAGGTGTTGTATCTAGTGATGATGATGCTGAAGTATATGAATTCTTTGGCTATTCAACAGTTACTCCTTCCGCAGTTAAAGATGCGTTAAGCACTGCAAATGGTCAAAATATTGTTGCCGAAATTAATTCACCTGGTGGCGATGTGTTTGCGGGTTCTGAAATATATACCGCACTTAAGAATTATACCGGTAATGTGGAAGTTGACATTGTTGGATTAGCAGCGAGTGCGGCCAGTGTCATTGCAATGGCTGGTGATACGATTAAAATTTCGCCAACGGCTCAATTAATGATTCATCGGGCTTCCACTGTATCTCAAGGGAATGCAGATGATTTATCCAGCGATTTGCAGGGGTTGAACTCGACTGATCAATCAATTGCAAATGTTTATGTGCAACGAACGGGTTTGGATCCGCAAACAGTCATGCAAATGATGGCCAAGGAAACTTATATCAATGCAAAAGATGCCGTTGAACAAGGATTTGCAGACGAAATGATGTTTGCAGATCAACCAGCCAAAGTTACTAACATGATGTCGCCCTTGATGTTGAGTAATCAGGCAATTAGTAAAATTAAATCATTGTTAACCAAAGTAAAAGAAAAGCCTAAAGAAACTAATAGCCAAACTAGTGACCAATTACGATCACATAAGTTGGCTATTTTATTTAAGAAAGAAGGAAATTAAATTATGGATTTAAATAAGCTGCACGATGCTTGGCTTGAAGCTGGTCAAAAAGTAACGGACCTTCAAGAAAAGCGCAATCAAATGGCAGTTGAACTGAACGATTCTCCTGAAAAATATTCAGATGAGGATCTAACTAAAATTGCTGATTCAATTGATAAAGCAAAGAAGACCCGAGATTTTGCTAAAGGTGCATATGATGATGCTTTAGCAACGGCTAAACTGGCTAAGCCAGGTAAACCAGCTACTGGTGGCCAGAAAAATGTTACACCAAAAGACAAACCTAAATTTATTAATATTGTTAAAGGAGCCTTAAAGGGTGATCCAAAGTTTTTGAATTTGATGTCTAGTGGACTTGATGCCAATGGAAACGGTGTTGGCTTGACAATTCCAGAAGATGTCCAAACGGCCATCAATACTTTGAAGCAAACCTTTACGTCGCTGGAGCCATTAGTAACTGTGGAAGGAGTTAGCGCACCATCTGGTTCACGAGTTATTGAACCACGTCAGTCGGTAACTCCATTTGCTAATTTGGACGATGAAACAGCTCAAATTGGGAATAACGATGAGCCGGCAGCCTTTAAGCCTTTAACTTACAAAATCCATCGATATGCAGGAATTTCCAGTATTACCAACACTTTGATGAATGACAGTGATGCAAACCTCTTGGCATATTTGGAAAATTGGATTGCTAAGAAGGATGTTATTACCCGGAACAGTGAAATTTTAAAAGCATTGGCTAAATTGCCAACCACACAAAAAACCACAGTTGATAGTTTTGACGCCATTAAGGATATTTACAACAAGGAACTGGACCCATTAATTTGGAATGAATCTGCTTTTATTACTAACCAATCAGGCTTTGCTGTCTTGGACAAGGTCAAGGATAATAACGGACAATACGTCATTCAGCCTAACCCGCTTAACCCATCACAAAAGATGCTGGCTGGTAAGACAATTACAGTTATTGCTGATGCCTTTTTGCCAAACGATGGTAACAGTTTCCCACTGTACATCGGTGCTTTGAAAGAAGCAGTTAGACTTTTCGATCTCCAACAGATGTCTTTGTTGGCTACTAATATTGGTGCTGGTTCTTTTGAAAGTGACTTGACTAAGATTCGTGCCATTGATCGCTTTGACGTTGAGTTGTGGGATACTGAATCGGTCATTTATGCACCATTTACCGGATTAGCAGATTTAACTCCTGCTGCAAAGACTAGTGGGACTACTAGTTCAACTGGCAAGTAATTTAAATAAGTCGCCAATGAAATAAACAATACAGTGATGGGCGGCTGTTAGGAGGGGTGTCATGTGACGGTTAATCCGACAGAATTAATGGATGAGTTGCATATTGACCAAAGTCCGACTGAATTAACGACTGTTACCAATTTGATTAATGAGGCAACTGAGATTGTCAATCATTCAGTCAGTTCAACTGAAACCCAATATCAAGCCTCATCAATTTACGACTTAGCAATAAAAACACTGGCAACTCAATTATATTATGATCGGGAATTATCTAAAGGGATGTCAGCTGGTTTGTTGATGATGCTAGATCAACTCCAAGGAATGATTTCAGGAAGTGATCCGGATGGCACTTAATAAATTTAGTCCGGAGCAGTTTAATCGGCAAGCCCAGTTTGGAATGGCTTTACCAACAATTAATCCTAATACTGGTGCATCAGGAACGCAATTTAAACCACAGTTCGTGTTATGGTGCATGCCTTATACGCGAACTAACACACAGAACGTTTCGCTTTTGGGAACAGATTTTGAAGATACTATTCAAATTGTTATTCGACACAATCCGTTAATTGACAAAGGTCTGCTAGTTCAATATCAAGACCAACTGTATCAAATCGTTAATTTGAGTTTAGATGATAGCAATAAAATTGTGACTTATGACATTTTGACTCTACAGATTAATGAGAGGGTTGGTAAAAAACATGGTTAGTATGGCCGAACAATTAGACGATTATTTAGCGAAAATAAAACGATTGGTACCAAACCGGGCGGAAAGAACTATAATCACTAAAGCCGGTGCCGATGTTTTACAAAAGAAATTAGCTGATGAAACTAAACGGCTACATTATAGTAATCGAATTGCTACCGGAAATGATCCTCACTTGGCTGATAGTGTATTAGTTAGTTCGAAAAATATTGATGGTGATGTGGATGGGACAGCGACAGTTGGCTGGGTCAAGAAAAAAGCAGTGATTGCTCGCTGGCTAAATGATGGCACTGTTTACATTGTCGGTGATCACTTTGTGGAAAAGACCCGTGAGGAAACTCGTTCTGATATATTAAAATCTGAATATATTAAGTGGAAGGAGCTGGGGCACTAATGGAATTACCAGTTATGACTGTTTATCAGTTAATTCAATCTTTGCACTATGGTTGGATTGACCAGCTTTATTCCATGAACATTCCTCCCGGAGCTGATACTTCTGGAAAGCAGACCATTGTCTTGATTACTTCCATTACTGAACCGTTGGGCGGATATCGGAACGATCAATTTAGTAATATGCAAGCTAATATTCAAGTTCAAATATTTTGGAAAAAAGAAACACAAGAAAATATTTTTAATGAAGAAGTTACTTTAATGAATAATTTGGAAAATCAGGATTGGCTGGTTAGCTCACATGAGCCTAACACTGTGGATCCAAATACCGATCAAATTACGTCAACTTTTTCAGTTTCTAAGACAATTACAATGAAGAAAGAAGGATTTTAAATGTCAACACATGGTATTAAAGATGTCACCTTTGGTTTAGTTGATGCTAATGGTAAATTACTGACTAGCGATGCAGGAGTAGGAACTAATGGTATCTATTTAGTCGATGGTGACGAAGAAGGTGCTACGACGGCCACAGTTTCTGGCTTGGAAGCCGAGGGTACTGTCGCCTATGCTAATGATGAAGCAAAACGAGTTTCAAATGGTCAGGCACAACCACAGGTCGCATTGGAATTCTTGGATATTGATTTTGACGAGTTGCAAAAACTCAAAGGATATATTCAGGATGCGGCTAATGGTGGTTGGACACGTCAATTGCCAAAGCCCCATGTAGCAATGTTGTTACATTTTCGTTCATACACGAACATTGATATGTACGAAGGCTTTGCTAATGGTCAACTAATTGAAACTGGTAGTTCTCATGCAACGGATAATAATGCTGAAACTGATGCCAATACGGCGTTAACTTACCAAGCATTAACACCAGCTGACAATACAATCTTCAACGGAGAACCGTACAAGATTTGGATGTCTCAAGATGCTGGCTTTGATAAAGCCAAAATGCTGGCTGAAGTCTTTGGTGGTTATTCAGCTACTACCGGTGGTAGCACGACTGGTTCAACCACTGGATCGACTACGGGTAGCACAACTGGCTCAACGACTGGCGGTACAACACCAGGAAAATAGATCAAGGCGGGGGATATTCCCCGCATACATAATCAAATAAAATAAAGGAGCTTTGATCATGAAAATTAATATTACAAAATTAGGTTTACGTAAAAAGTCAGCTGAAGTTAAAACCACTGTGGGTGTTGTTGAGAAAGCCCAAAATTTACAAATTCAATTGTTGAAATCAGATGCAGTTGATTTTACTAATGATGACCCACTAGCAGTTTTGGAAACGCAAAAGAAAATGGTTCAAGGATTATTGCAATTTATGATTGATATTTTTAAGCTATCCGACAAAGAAGTTGAAAAGATTAAATCAACTTTGGATTTTACGGATTTTCAAAATTTCATGGCCTATGTACTATTTAGATTTCAAGGAATGAGCGATGAAGATTGGGAAACTGTTACTAAACAACAAACTGAGGAATCAGCAGACCCAAAAGAAAGCAATTAAGATTAGCCAAATTAATTAATGACCTAAGCATATCCCAACAAGATATGCTTTTTTTTAAACAACAAATGATGAAGCAGGGAATCTTACCAGATGAGTTAAACCGACAAGATTACTTTGAATTTATGGCAGTCTTAAATGCTAAAGATAAGAAGAAACAAGTAACAGATCCGGTTGTCGAGTTATTAAATAAACGAAAGGGGACTGACTAATGGCTACTATTAATGATGTAATGAGTACTTCAATTCGCTTGGATGCAGTACAACCCGCACGGTCATTAAAGACTTTAACCAATTACATTAAAGCTAATACCAATGCATGGCGTTCTCAGGAGGTGGCTTTAAAGTCTTCTGGAGATAAACTAGATGCTTTAAAAACTAGGTATCAAGGAATATCAGAAGAAATTAAAGGTTATAACTTAAAAATTGATGAGCTGAAACGTCGACAGTCAGGCCTTGATCAAACAACCAACCAAGGATCAGAAAAATATGCTAAATATGCTAATCAGATTGCTAAAGCACAAGAGAAGATTGCTGGATTAAATGATCAACAGTCTAAGGCGGAAAAGCAATTTGAATACCTTAATTCAGGACTATCTGGATTACAGCGCAACTATCATAACCTTAATCAGGTAACTAATTCTTATGTGGATGCGCTAAAGGCTCAAGGAAAGATTAACCAGGCTGGTCAAGTAAAGCTTAAAGGCCTTAAGGAAGGATTGAATAGCTTATCTGATCAGTACAGATTACAAAATAGTGAACTCAGTAAAAACTCACAGGCTTATAAACAAGCCCAGTTGGCCTATGAAAAGCAACAAAATGTTGTTAACCGCCTCGCCAATGATACCCACAAGAATGCGGATGAATATGTTCAAGAAAAGGAAAAACTTAATCAATTAAAAGGTAGCTTGGACATTGCTAACGAAGCTTTTAACACCCAACAAGTACGAGTCAACAAAACAGCCACTTCACTGGCCAATGTGCGTTCTGATGTGGTCAAGTACGATTTACAAGTCGGTCACATGAGTGATGCAATGGTGCGATTGGGCGATAAAGCTAACATTGCTAAGAATAAATTTAAAAATTCATTTGGATCAATTAAAGGTAGTTTACTAGGTGCCAGCGTAGCGATGGGGACATTGGGAGCAGCAGCTTTTTCTGGCGCTAAAAAAGCAACTGAACTTCAAAATGTTTATAAAGTAAACCAAAACTTACTGGTTACGGGTGGCGACAAGGCTAAAACTGCTATTAAAACCGTGACAGAAATGCAAAAAGACGGGGCTAAGTACGCTCTTAAATATGGAGTTAGTCAAAAAGAAATTGCTGATCAATACCAGGATTTAATCAAGCGTGGTCATACAGGAGCTGAGTCGTTAGCGGTTATGAAAACTGAGCTACAGGCCAGTGTGGCTTCAGGTGACGACTTTAAAGATGTGGTTAAAGTATCAAGCCAGGCGATTGAAGCATTTGGCATGAAAACCAATAATACGGCAAAAATGATGCACAACACTAAACGTGTAGTTAATGCATTAGCTTATTCTGCTGACATGACTGCTACTGACTTCCAAAGTTTAGGCAAAGGTATGGAGTATGTAGGTGATTCAGCTAATAATGCGGGCTTTAGTATCGAGCAAACTTCTGCTGCTTTAGGCGAATTAAGTAACCACGGTCTGGAAGCTGATAAAGCTGGGACAGGTCTGCGAAAAATTATTACTAGTTTAGCAGCTCCAACAAATTCAGCTATGGGCGCTTTAAATGAAATTGGAATTAAATCAACTAAAATATTCCAAAGTGCCAATGGTAATTTCAAAACGTTGCCTGCAATTTTTAAAATTATTGAGGAACATACTAAAAAACTTGGTGGAGCTGATACAGCACGCATCTTTAAAAATATTTTTGGTCCAACCGGCATGCAAGCAGCTCAAATCTTAGCTAAATATAATGGCCAATTGGCTGATTTAACCAACAATGTTTCTAAAGCAAGCAAAGCTGGGACTTACGTTCAAAGATTAGCTAACAAAAATGCTCAAACTGCCCAAATGTCTCAGAAACGATTTAAGCAAGCCTGGGATCAATTATCAATTATGTTTGGGTCTAAGTTGTTGCCATATATGACAAAAGCAGCTAATCAAATGACCAAGCTCTTTGGTGAAAAAGGCTTTCAGAAAGATATTGGTAAAACGGCTACTTTAACTGCACATGTGGCAGAAGGAATCGCCAATATTGGTATTTTTGCTGTTAAACATTATGAAGGTGTCAAGCGCTTTGGTGAAGCATTAACTGCAATTTGGGCAGTTGGCAAAGTTTATAAATACTTTAAAATATTTAGCGACCTTACTTCTGTTTTTAGTGGTCAAAAGCTAAAGGTGAACCGATTGACATCAGCATATGATGATCAAACTCTAGCCATTGAACGTAACACTAAGGCTAAAGAAGCCAATGTGGATGCCGGGAATGAAACTAGCACAGTTGATGATATTGCTGATAACGCTGGTGGTGAAGGTAAGGTTGCCGAAGATGCTGAAAAAGACGGTAAAACAGCGATTCACGACATAGATGATACAAGTAAAGTCACCGAAGATACCGGAAAGATAGGCCGATTCGCTAAATTAGCTGAAAAGTTTAAAGGTGTTAGCAAATTAGGAAAGGTTGTTGCAGGCTCTGTAGGTGTCTTAGACGTTTTAAATTCAGCAACTGATTTAATTGGCATGAAAAAGAAGAGTGCCGGTTCACACATTGGCGCTGCTACCGGTTCATTAGGTGGTACTGCAGCAGGTGCAGCAATCGGGACAGCTATTTTACCTGGAATTGGTACAGCTGTTGGCGCTGGTTTGGGTGGATTGGTTGGCGAAGGCGTTGGTCGTAAGTTTGGTAAAGCTATTCAAAAAGGACTATCGGCTCAAAAAATTCATGTACCAAAACTATCTGCCAAATCTTCTTTCAAGAAACTTTCTGATGAAGCGACAAGCTATTATAAAAACCGTGAAGCTCAGGACAAGAAGAACTTACAATTACTTTATAAAAACGGGGACATTACTAAAAAAGAGTACGAAAAACGCCTGCAAATCATTAAAGATGAAGGATCTAAAGCCAACCGATTAACTCTGATGAGTCAGAAAGATCAGCAAGCAATTGCCAAATATTATGCGCAATCACGGCAACGACTAACGGAATCGTGGAATGAAAAGATTCTAAAAGCTGAGAATAAATATGGTAAAGGATCCGTTCAAGTTGAAAAGCTACAGAAAGAAAAGGAAGAATCTCTTGAAAAACAACATCTTAAATTTGCTACGAAAGTAACTGCTAAGGAAGCCGAACTGCATACTACCTTAGCTGGCCAGATTAAACTGTCTACTAATAAGATTGCTAAAGATTATAAAACGCTCACTGAAAAGAGTAAAAAATATTCCAAAGAAAAAATGATTAAATTGGTGGCTAATGCCGATGAAGAGCAAAAGTCTGTCAGTAAAAAAGCCAACGATGAATATCATAGTGTCTATAACGCTGCTTGGAAGAAATATAAAAATACAGTTAAAGCAGCAGATGAAGAGTACAAGGGAAATAGTTCAGCTGCCAAAGCCCAACGTCAAAAGATTATTGAAGAAGCTCGTAAACAAAGAATTGGTGTGATTAATCATGCCAATAAACAAAAAAACGATTCAATCACTAAAGCAAAACAGCAGTCTGATAAGGTTTACGATTATGCGCATAATCAAAATCAGAAGGTAACAGCTCAGGCTGTTTCTCAATATGAGAGTATTAAGAAAAATAATTCTAAAACTAAAGATAATTACAGTCTTTCTTGGCATGGAATTTGGAAGTCAGTTGGTAATTGGATTGGCAAACTGGTAAATGGGATGAATAAGAATGCCATTTCAGCCCAGAACAAAGTCTTTAAACAATACGGTGGTTCACAAACTTTGGATCAGATCCCAGCGGTAGCTTGGGCAACAGGTACCGGATTGTTGAAAAATGGCTTATTAACCCAACCGGTTTTGGCCAAGCTTAATGATGGTCACGATTCACCAGAAACACATAATAAAGAAATCATTGTCCACGCAGATGGGCAATTAGAACCAGTTGAAGGTAAAGATACTCACCGGTTCCTAGAAGCTGGTTCCGGCGTTTTAAATGCTACAGAGTCTAAGATGTTAATGGCTTTAAATGGCATGCAGCACTTTGCGTCAGGTACTGGTTTATTTGGTGGTATCGGGAAACTCTTTAAAGGCATTTGGGGTTCTTTAAAACAGAAGTTGTCGGCACTATCACACATTGCTAATCATTCTGATGCAACTTTCAAACAAGTTTTTCAACCTAATTTTGGCGATATAAAGGGAACAGTTGGAGAGAACTTTGCCAATATGTTTGGCAAACGCGACAAGCAACAGGGTTCGGTTTGGTGGGATACTGCCTGGAATATGCTACATGGCATGGTTTCCGAAGGCGGCGGTCAGACTGATTCAGCATTTTTGAATGAAGCTAAGAAATTGGCAAATAGTGCCCATCACCGATATTCTGAAGGCTCTAATGTCCGCTTAGGACCGAATTATTATGATTGTTCTGGCTTAGTTTATGAGACTTTGAAACACATGGGAATTACAGTTCCTGGTGGCTCGACTACTGTCCCTGAATACAACTTTTCTAAGCCCGTATCGTGGAAGAATGCTAAGACTGGCGATTTAGCGTTCTTCGGTCGTGGAGGAAGCCAACACGTTGGTATTGTGGTCGATAACAGTGGTTCTGGACATATGTTCAGTGCCGAAAATCCAAAGGACGGGATTAAATATTCTACCATAAAGGGATTCGGTGATTTTGTTGGGATCCGAAGAGTACCTGGATTAATTGACAAAGTTAAAAAGTCAACTAAATCTCATAAACAAAGCTCCGGATTACAAGCACTAGTAAAGTCACAATTAAAGAATTCTGGAGTTTGGGGTTGGGTATCAAAAAACTTAAAACCATTATGGCAAAAACTGTTTGGTAGTTTAAGTAGTTTTGGATTAAGTGGCGATGTGGCGGCTAGAGCCAAAACCTTAGAAAAAGCGTTGAAAAAACTAGATCCACGCGCAACCAAGGCAGGAATTGCTGCAATCCTTGGCAATTGGGAATTTGAGTCGGGATTAAATCCTAATGCAAGAAATTCATCTGGTGGAGCCTCCGGTCTTGGACAGTGGTTGGGTGGTAGATTGAATCATTTGAAATCATATGCTCATCGTCATGGTGAAAACTGGCGCAATGCAGCTACCCAATTAAAGTTTGCGTTAAGCGATGACAGTTCTGATTCTTCTGTATTTAAACGAATCCTGGAAGGCCACGGTTCGATCGCTTCGTTAGCCAGTCAGTTTTCTGAAGATTGGGAACGTGGCGGTTATACGGGGCAGCATGTTAATGGTGCGAAGAAAGTTGCTAATTATTTAGGATATGCGAATGGTGGCTTAGTTGATCAAGAACAGTTAATTAAAGTGGCCGAACGTAATAAACCAGAAACCATCATTCCGTGGGATATTAACAAACGGGGACGAGCCTATGAATTGTTAGCCGATACTATGGCTCATTTTAAGCAAACAGATCAGCATACCAACCAATCAAGCAATTCGGATGGTCAGGCTGTCCAAAGACTTGAAGCAAAGTTTGATACAATGATTAAACTTATGAGTCAATTGGTAGATGGCCAAAACAATCCGATTCCGGCAGTCGTAACTGACAAACAAGTTGTTCAGGCAGTCAATAAACATAACAAACGAACAACGGCTAAGAATAATTGGGGAAGAGGTGTAACCTTTGGCTAATAACGATAATTATGATGTAAACACATTTGATTTTGCGTTTGATGAAGATGGAAATGGTGGTTTTAATTCGGAAGACGATTTAGGCATATTTCTAAATCATGTATCGAAACCGTTAGCCCCCAATATTACTGAGTCATTTCAAGACGTCCCTAAACGTTATGGTGGTGTGTACTTGGGAACAGACTACGGTGAAAAAGAATTCGACATTCCAATTACCTGTTTCTGTACTACTCGTGACGAATATAATGAGCACATTAAAACATTGACTAATGTTTTAGTTAATACCAGCAGTGATGCTGATACTGAATATCCGTTGAGGTTTAATGACGATCCAGATGTAACTTATTATGGACACTTTACGAGCATTCCAACACCGACGTTTATTAATGAAGGTGTCCAGGACTTTCAAACTACGTTAGTCTTCATGCTGGCAGATCCACGTGGATTTCTACCACAGAAGGAAATAAAAATTACAGACAATGATCAGCAAATTATTCCTGAAGGAAATACTGAAGTTGATCCAATTATTCATATTATTCCGAAGACCGATCTTTATTATGTGGGTTATGAAACAAATGATGATTATGTAGCGGTTGGATATAATGTGGATGACGGTGATACGACTACGGATAGTGATGGCAACGTCACAGTCATGGGACAATCTCAAACTCAACAGGTTGACGATCCCTGCAACTCATTAGCAACGTGGATTCAATGTAGTGAAAATACGCAAGCCTTTCCAATTTATAAAGGCGATATAGATGGAAACTCAGCAGCCACTGGTACTTCAATTATGGTGGCTAAAGATAAAGATGATCATTACGAATGGGGTACTCGTGGTAAACACAAGAACTTTTACGGCCCCGCAGTTATGCATAATGGCTTACCTAAGATAACTCCTTATTGGAAAGTTTCGGTGCGTTTGCATCATGTTAAACGAATGAAAAATGAGCGGGCAATGGGAAAGATTGAAGCTTATTTATTGGATAATAATGGTAATGTTTGTGGCCGGATGGGGATTGAAGATTACTCAATGGGACGGTATCCACGGGCGTTTATTCAATTAGGTAATAATTTTGATAGTAGTAACTCTGATAGCTATTTGACATTGCTATTTGATGAAGGTAATGGTCAGCAGAAACAAAATGAGGCTACAAAACATGTTAAAGTAGCATACACCAAAACGGTCACCGTTAAGAAGAAGACAGCCAAAAAGAAGAAGACGACTAAAAAGAAGAAGTGATATAAATGAATCTACAATTCTTTGCGCGAAAGAAACGAAAAACTCGTAAGAAGGCTAAGACTAAAAAGAAACGAGTTGTAAAAGCCAAAAAGGGTGGCAAGAAAAGTAGTAGCAAAGGGGGCAAAAAGACATCAGCTCCCAAAGCTACAACGAAAAAGAAAAAGGAAAAAGAATATGTAACTGAAACTTCGTATATGAATAAGGATGCCTACTCGAATTTTTATGGTGAATTTATTCTTGAACGACAGAAAAAATCGGATAGTTCGGGGAATGTTTACGACAACTGGGTAGCAGAAATTAACCAGTGGGATCCTAAAACCGGTGAGCCATATAGTGTTAACAATACCCATAAAACTCATATGCATAAGGAAAAATTGGATAAGTCCGGTAAGTTTGGCTTCGCCTTGGCAAATTTAGGCGTTTTCTTTGGCAAACATGATATTAAAGAGGACTTGGTTAATCCAGTGGTGGCGTATAAGTCAGATTATGAAGCTTTAACCAATTATGAAGAATGGCGCAGTGATGGCTCTACTGATCCAGATGATACGCCACATATTATTGCCAAGGCTGGTCAAGAAATTATTATTGATACAGCCAATAATAAAGTTACCATTGATGGAAAGCCGGCCGATAAATACGTTTCATGGTTATCGACCTTCCCTAAATTAACCGGTGGGGTTCCACAAGCTCTACACTTTGTCCCGGATCCCAAAAATGCTGATGTAACAATTGAATATCGACCAGCAATTAAGTAGTCACGAAAGCGGCTACTTTTTTCATACATAAATAAGGAGGTTAGAGATTTGTATATTATCCTGGATAAAAATTTAAAGCGAGTTGCCACGTTATCAACTAATTCAGACGCCAACCCGTTTTGGGGTGAAGTAGTTGAACGCCAAATTGCTGATGATAATAGTAATTCAGATGATGGCATTACTGGCGTTAGCACTTTTAATAGTACGGATCCGAATGCTAACTCCAAAAGTTGGAATGATACATTAACAGGACTAACCATGTTGCAAAGTGCCCCTGCGGCTCAATACTTAACGGTTGGTAATAGTGTTGCTGTGTATGATGATGTGCATAATCATTGGCGTATTTATCGAATTTATCAGGTTGATGAAACTATTGATGCCACTAGTGGAGCTCATCTGGTAACGGTTGATGCTATTAACCTAGCAATCTATAAACTTAATAAGACCATTCCACCACAAAAAGAAATTAAAGATTGTAAATTAGATCAAGCCATGCAATGGATCATGGCTGATACCGGTTGGGATTTACAAAATAATTGTTCTTCGGGCTTGTTTGCTGATATTAACTTTGATGGTACGGCTTCTAGTCAAGCAGCCTTGCAGACAGTCTTATCAACTTACGATGCAGAAGCCGATGCCTATTGTCATATTGACTCCAACGGTATTGTGACTGATCTGATTTTAGAATTAGCTGATCAATTGGGCGAAGATGAAGGTAAGTCAATTACCTATGGGCAAAACATGTTATCTGTCCAACGAGAAACGGTTGATACTAATTTAGTTACCAAACTCTATATCGTTGGAGCAAATAATGCTTCAATTGCAGAGGTTAATAATGGTAAGAACTATATTACCGATCTATCGGCAAATTCTCTTTATAACAATGATAGCAATACCTGGCTAGAAGGGACCATCACGAGTGATACCATTACTGAACCTAAAGCATTACTTGATTGGGGATTACGTGAATTAAGATTGTACAATCATCCACGAATTAACTATGCCGTGGAGGTAACTCAAGATTTTCAAGCTAACTTGGGCGATACTATTAAGGTGATTGATTTATCCATGAACCCAATTTTGACCACGGAGGCAAGAGTCATTCAGCAAACCACTTCGGAGAGTGATCCAAGTCAAAATAAAGTCGTCTTGGGAGAGTTTAGCACAGTTAAAGTAATTACGCCGGCGTTTATTCGCAATATGGAACAGCGTTGGAATGACCATGTTAAGAAACTATTTGAAGATGCCCGAGAAAATGCCAATGCAGCCACAGTTAGTTTGATTACGCCGTTGGGCTCGACTTGGTATAACACGGATACTTCCAAACGGGTGATTGCGAGATTGTTTATTGAAGGTGAAAACGTGACTTCTTATCTGTCACCGCAAGCTTTTAATTGGCAAAAAATTAATATGGACGGTACCCGTGATATTGGGTGGGAAGCTGACCATGCAAAAGATGGTTATCAGGTTACTATTGAACCACCATTTGTCGGGACACTATTAGTCACCATTGATGATACTTATGTGAAAGATGAGGCAGAGATGTGGATTGATACCAGCAATTCAGCTGATGGTTCCTGGAATAAGCTTTGGGAAACTAAAGATGCCGCCAACAAAGATTTTAATGGCGATCAGCACATTGGAGCTTTACAATTTTCATATTTATTGAGTGATGGTTCGGTGTTGTCTAGTTATCACTATTCTAAAGACAAAAACCATTCAGATTGTGAATTTATTAAATGGAACACCGATGGAACATTGCAAAGCATGATGTTTGTGACTGGAGGTGGCCATTGTGGATCGTTCGGCTATGATGAAAGTTCCAATACGATTTATACAGAAATAAAAGATCCAATTGATGGGAAATATTATTTGGTAACAATGGCATACCAAGCAAATACGAGTGCCAGTAACATAACCAAGTGGTGCCAAGTAACACAATATTTTCGAGTTGCAGTTGATTTGAAGAACAATCTGTGGTTGGGAAGCACGACGAGTGGGAAAGTGTATGTTTGTCAGATAAGCGATTTACAGACAGGAAACTTCAAACCAATCATTGAATTTAAATTGCAAGATTTTAAATGGAAGCCATTACCAGCTGGAACCACTAATAATGGCGCTTATAACACTCTTCAGGCAAATGGGATTAGTTATCCATTTGCTTTTTTTACGGCTGGTGATGTGAACAATGCTGATGATAAACATGTTATGTGTATTAATTTAATTACGCAGTCAATGGTATTTGACTATGTAGTGGAGCCAATGCAGGACATTAAGCTCGCGGTGCCATTGGAAAATGGCGGGCATTTGGAACCCGAAGGTGTTTATGAAGATGTTACTAATTCCAGACTAATTGTTGGCTTTAATGTTTCTGAATATAGGGATGCTGCACATACTGTCTCTATTGCTCATAGTGCCCTATATACAGCTCCACTTGGAATCCGTGATGATTCTAAAGGCTTAGTTGTTGAATATCCTGAACAAGATGAAGGTGAAAATGATGAAGCTGAACAACCAGTAATTGCTGAAAATGATAATGCGGATGATTCAGATGATAGTTCTGATAGTGATGAAGATGGGGATGAATCAACTGGTGAAGGAACCAAAATTGAGGATGGTGATAACAATTGATTATTGCAACTGGGACGTTAAATATTGATGAAAATGCTAAACTTGCCCAACAGGCCTCTGACGATGCAAAAAATGCTGCTAACTCTGCAGCTGATGAAGCGGGTAAAATTAAAACATCGTTGGATGGGAAAATCACTGTTTCATCTCAAGAACCATTTGATGATGGGAAAAGTCATGATGAAGGTGATATTTGGTACGTCCAAGACAGTAACCATATAACTAGTGAAATGTACACCTATGATGGATCTGATTGGGTTAAGACTAAGATGTCCCAAACAGCCTTGTCAGTTGGTCAGCTTTCAGCGTTATCTGCTGATTTAGGAACCATTGAAGCCGGATATTTGAACTCTGTGGAAGTTGACTCATCAATCATTAAAGGTGGCAGTATTTCTGGTTCATCTTTGTCGTTAACAAATGGAAATACTAATTATTGGTTAGATCAGAACGGGTTTCATGACAGTTATTATGGAAACGATATATTTAATGGATATGTAAAAAAAGATGTTTGGATTAATGAATCAGGAATTTCAATTTCTGATGGAAATTATAAGGCTGATATTCAACCAGAACAAATTAAAATGTCTGGCGGTGGTGGAACAGGAACTATTTGGCCTACGAATATTAATTGGCCTGCTATTACAATTTCAGATAACATTCAAATAGATTCTAAACACATAATTCACAGCAATGATTATGGAGCTTTGTATTTTGAAGGAGGTTCTGATGGTGGTGAAGATGGTATTGACATTCATGCTGGCGGGGTTTACTCACATGGAACTAATTTACTTAGTGAAATTAATAAGATTAAAAAGAAATTGAAGATGTAAGGTGATCTGATGAATGATATTAACGCACAAGATTTAATTAACCAATTAGTTAATGAGTACAGTCAAGATATGGCAGCAAAAAATCAACAAATTGCGTTATTAAAAATTGAAAATAATCAGCTTAGAAAGAAGGTGAAAACTAATGAGTAAGGAACTCGCATTCACGGATGATAATGATGTGGTTAAATATTTAGATACAACCACTGCTTTTAATCTGGCACTTACGGCCGACGGGGTGGCCTTTGATTTAACTAATGCTAAGTCAATTCTGGTAAAAATAGCTAATGACGATGGATATATCATGCAAGAAGCTATTGATTTAACCACTGTAACTAGTCCGCTTGGTGGAACAATAAGCTTTCCAATTAATCAGGATATCATGAACACATTGGTTCCAGATGATTATGATATTGAAGTTTGGGTTACTATGAATGATGGTACACAGGCTATTTTCCCAAGTGATGGAACGTTAGGATTTTCAATTGAAGAGAACCTAATGAGTGATACTGGTGAGGTGATTCCGACAATTACTTTGAATGATTTTCAGCAACAATTTGATGATCTAAGTAGCCAAATGGAGAATGCAGTTCAAAATGTGCATAAGGGTGACCAAGGTAACCCTGGTAATGGTATTAAGTCTGCCAACAATCAGTATCAGTTAAGTGATTCACCAGTTACAGTTCCCACAGGGGGCTGGTCAGATACTATTTTGGCAACAACTGATCAACTTCCTTATCTGTGGACTAAAATTATTTTTACCTACGATGACGGGACAACTAATGAAATTAATTTCGTTTCCAGCCGAGGTGACACTGGTAGCCAAGGGCCAATTGGACCAGTTGGCCCACAAGGAAAACAAGGAAATGGTTTGGTTGTTAGGGGGAAAGCTGATAAAGAGGAAAATTTACCCACAACGGGTAACAACCAGGGTGATGGTTACTTAGTCGGAACGGACTTATATATCTGGATAGATGGTTCATGGCAAAACATGGGAAGCATTACGCCTGATTTAGCTGACTATGTAAAAGTAGCTGATATGAACAATGCTTTAAACACTAAAGTTAATATTGCTGATATGCGTAAACCAGCTAGTGATGTAGCGGGAATTGAAGAGGTTAACGCTAAACAAGATAAAATTGGTTACACGCCTGCTGACGATTCCAAAGTAGCCCACCTATCTGGTGCTAACAATTTTGATACCGTTCCAACTGTTAAAAATAATCCGTTGCTTCTCGCAAGCAGTTTACCAAGTGACCTAGCACGAACGGGTCAAGATCAGGAGTTTACGGGTAAGAATACTTTTGATACTGCACCTATTGACAAGACAACTGGTCATCCGTATATCACTAAAGACGGTGTGCCAGCAGTTCCTGATACTTTGGCGGACACCACTAAAGATGCCAACTTTATGGGAAAACTTCAAAAGTCTGGAATTGACGTGGCAACTACGTCAGATGTAAGCAGTGCAGTAAACACTGCAACAGCAAACATGGCAAATACTACAAAGTTAGCAAACTTTACAGCTGGCTTACAAGTTAATGGTA